TCTTCTGTCTCTTCTTCGACTTCAGTTTCGGCTTCTTCTTTGTAAGCAACTCCGGCAGCAGGTTGTTTTGCTTGTTTAACGCCAGACTTGTCTTTTTGTTGGTTTTCGGGTGTGGTTACTGGAGCAACTGTTCCACCCTTACCCTTAACGGATTTATGAGCGGGAGTTTCTTCCTCTAGTGTATCCTCAACCACTTCTTCCATTTCTTTATTGAGATTTTCAGACATTTTAAGTCTCCTTAGAGTATTGTTAATTATATTTATAAAATTAGAGTTTTGAAAGGAATGCTTCAAAGGCCTCAGCCTGTTTATTTGCGGAAGCAAGTCTATGAATCTTTGCGACTTCAGATTCTTTCAGAATACCATTGTCCCAAATCCATTCCTTACCTTCCATAATTCCTTCCACAAACGCCTGTGGTGCTGAAGGGTCTGCAACAATATCAGCTGCAGTTGCAAGGTAAAAATCATCTTTTACGAAATTTGCATTTCCCTTTTTTTCAAGTGTTCCCATTCCTCTACTAGAGACTCCAAGTTTTGCACCAGAGTTTAGAAGTTCTTTGACAATCTTACCATTAGGTGTGTCAAGAATCTTCGCCTTCCCGATGATATTATTACCTTCGGGTACAAGTTCCTCAATCATGTGAGAAACCCTGTCCAGATTAACAGTAGGGCCATCTGGATGACCAAGTTCTCCAAAAGCACGATTTTTGGATACTAATTCTTTATTATATCTTGTCACTTCTTTCTGAAGAACGCTAAGGGGATATACTCTACCATTACGATTTTTGGTTTCTGCTTGCATGAAAACACCTTGTATTTTCATGTCTTTCCCTTTACCTTCTATAAGAATTTCATAATCATCATAAGTTTCTGTAATTAATTTCATAATTCCCCTTAATATGACTTTTTGACTATAATTGTAACTACACTATCAGTAAAACTAGCAACAGTAACACCAATATCAGCAGTAGATGTTCCTCTGAGTACAATTCCAGATGATCTATAGTTTACATGACCAACCAGATTTGAGGTAGATGACCCAGCTGCAATCTTCCATACATCTGTACCACCTCTATCAATTGCTATTGATGCACCAGCTTTGAGGTTGTAAAAAATTTCTACAATATCTGCATTTACAACTGTTGCTTCCGCTGCGTTTTTTAATTCTGCAAGAGTTATTTCACCATCTGTAGCATCTACGTGAATAACAGAGGTTCCTATTTTATTAATAATTTGATTGGCCATAGTTTACCTTAAATCGTGAGCATTTCTTTGTCAAAATAACTCATAATATCTTTTTCTTTCACCCCATGTTTTTTAGCGATTTTGGATACAGTTTTGTCAAAGGTACTTAAAAAATCGCTCGGACTTGATTCCATTGATGTGAAAACCTCATCAACTGCTTTTTTCATTTTAGGTGAAAGTTTCTTGTACTCAGTTGATTTTTTGTGTTCGTCTTTTTCCTGAACACGATGGTATTCACTAAACTTCTTCACTTTCGGTATCCGTTGTTGTAACGTGTTGGGTTACAAGACTGTTTGCAACCTGAATACGTTTTAAATCTAATGCATCTCCAATTTTCTGAGAGATTGCGTTTTTAAATGAACTTTCAGCCTCAATTTTGTTATCGTCAAGTAAGGCATTTATCATATCTGGTACACTCATAATCTATCTCCGACTGTCGAGTTGGTTTTCTTCTTCTTCTTGATCAGCATCCGTATCTGGTTCCTGATCTGGAGTATCGGGCTCAGAATCATCATCTCCTCCCTCATCCTCATCATCCATTGGTGGTGGTTCTTTATCAATTTGTTTGCCCATTTCCTTGATTTCCTCCTCTGACATTCGGAAAACGTGTTTTTGGACATACTCTTTAGAAAACCATTCGCCAATATATGGTTCCATAGTATTTAGTATATCTAATCGGTCACGCAATACATCCATGTCTCTCATTTCCGCATAGTGACCATCCTTTAAGTAGGAGTAATGTATATTATTTCTTATCAAACTCCAATCTTCTTCTGCAATTACACCCTTGAGAATCAATTGTGTCTTGAGAATGTCATTGAAGAGAACATTGAATTTCTTCCTAAGTTTTTGAATAAATTTAGTGAATTTAACTTCATCTCTTGTAATCTCTGCACCTCTACCTAAATTGAACGTAGATTCCTGTTCCAATCGACTTACAGGAATATTGAGTGAACGATAAAGTTTTCTCTGAAAATAAACAATGTCTTCAACTTCACCAAGGTTTTGTCCACCAGGCAAAGTAGTAATTTCTGTTCCTCTTCCACCTTCTCTTCGTGGCAACCAGAAATCCTCCAACATACTCATCTGATTTCTGTCATCTCGTATCTCACCTGTAGCTGCGTTATACACTAACTTATTTCGATATCGATTCATGACATCTTTGAGATACTGTTCTGCTTTAATCTTTGGAAGATTACCAACATCAATGTAGAATATCCTTCTTTCAGGAGCTCTTGAGATACGATAGATGACTACCGAATCCTCAATCATTCTGAGTTGGTTTACTGGTTTGATTGCTTTGTGAAGATATGATAGAACAATGTTTTTTGTAGGGTCATAAAGTCCAGAAGGACAATATGCAATCGAATCAGATGTTATTTGAAATGCTCCGCCTGCAGCAACTTGGTCCATTCCTTTTTCATTAAAAACATAATGGTCTGATACTACTTTTACGTTTGGAGTTCCTTTTGCCGAAGCTTCTTTTTCTATCTTTTTTATTCTTTTTATTTTTAAACTATCGATGTATCTTAATTCTTGTATTCCGTCTTTTGGATTACTTTCATTTAAAATCTTATGATAATATATTCTTCCATCAATATACCACCTTCTAAAAATATCGTGTGCTTTATTATTGAAATCTAACAGGCGGAGAACTTGTTCAAACTCTTGACGAATTCTTGTTCTTATCTTTGAGGAAAATGGGACTTTATCTGTAACAATGCTGACTGTTTCACGGCCTGGTTCAACATTTACAGATTCATTGATGATATCTTCTATTGCAAAATCACATTCTGGATGTTCAGATGCAGACCGATATCTTCTTACTAAATCGTATTCGTTTTTCGCAGATGCGTTTAGGTCTAGGTATTCGCTGTAGAATCCAGCAACTGTGCTTGCGCCGTCATCCATGTCAGGGAGAACAAAACTAGGTTGTTCTCCCCTCTCTTTGGATGCACGTTTTATTTCAAAACCAAATAATTGTGCCATAATACTCCGTAATTACAAAATATTTATACGGAGAATTAGCTTGTAGTATTGGTCTCAAAAAATTGGTAACGATAAGTCACTTCAAATGTCTCTACGGCATCATTTTGGTCATAACCTAACTCGATTGGAGCAATTGTTTGTGGAAACAATCCTCTAAAAGTGTATGACTTGATAGCTTCTCCAGCTCGGTCCAGTTGATCCACGAATGCATCAACTTGGTAATCTGAAGGATTCTCAAGTCCACTATTATCAGACAATGCATTAATAGCATTCATCCACCTCTCCATTGCATTACGAATTAAGAAGTCAGTATCATTCATGATGGTTGTAGTCCATGCTTCAAATGTGCGGTCACCAGCGATATACAACTGACGCCCTCTGAAAGGAACTGCAACTTCACCTAGAGTCATTCCTGGCAAGTTTGTAGCTTGACAAAGAAAAGACATAACTCTTGTCTCTCCTCCTGCAGCTGCAAAGCCGGGAAAAGGCATTGTGACTTGAAACTGATTCGCACGAGCACCACCTCCTGCGAGTACTGCTTTAAAATCGTTGATTGTTGCCATTTAGTCCTCCTTACGCTCCAACTACTTCACTGAACGCAACACCAGTTTTCGTGGCGATGAAGTTCAGAGAAATAAAGTTAATAGACCGAGCAGGTTTGACAAATATATCAGCAACAAACTCGTTACGATCAACAACCGAGCCTGGGTTGTTTGTTTCGTCACAAACTACCAAGAAATCTGTGACACCCCTTCTTCCTTGAACATCACGCAAGAAAGGTTCAACTTGATTCCTGAATCCAGCTCGTGTGAACTCATCGTTGAATTCAAACAACTGAAATTTAGCAGCGGTTGAGATTGCTTTCTCAAGAGTGATAAACAATCTTCGTACATTGATTCTATCAAATGCACTTGGTTTTGCTTGTGCGGTTTTATCACCGAACAGAACTGTTCCCTGGCCTGGGAAGGAACAAACTGGATTGATTCTTGCACGATAAAGAATGTCCCTGTTTGCTTTCTGAGGATTATACGCAAGTTTTACAACTCCACGAATCTGACCTCTACTGAATCCTCCTGGCGAGAACCATGAATCTGCAACTGTATCGGTCCTTGCACAAAGACCGGCCATATCTCCGTTAAGCGGTACGTATCGATAAGTGTCATTATACTTGTCGTACATATACTTGTACCCACTATCAAAGAATCCGTATGATGTCGATGTTAATGCATCAAAGAATGTTTTAACATTTGATGTTTGAGTGACCTCACTCGCAACATTAACAACATCAGAAGCTTCTGGAGAAACAAATGCGACTGCATCTTTGCGGTCAGTACACATATCCAATGCATTTCCTGCTTTGGTAGCATTTGCTTTACCACACATGAAAAGACTCAAATCTACTGTTTCAGTATCTTTGAATCGGTCAATTCCATCTTTTGCCTCACCATCTGATAATGTGAATGCACTAGTTCCATCAGCACCACCTGTCAAAGTATCAGTTGTGATTACTTGAGACAATGCAGTAAATAATGTTTGTGCTTGAGTTGCAATTGTAGCACCATATCCTGTATCCACTGAAGGATGGTCCATCCAGTAAATCATTGTGGATTCATTGTAAATTACATCAACATAGTAGTTTGTACTTCCGTCCGCTTTTCTGGCATCAGAAAGTTTTGATACACCAGCA